AAAAAATAAAAAACAAATTACAGTACACAAACAAAATGAGAAAAAGCTTGTGCAATTACTAAAATCTTTGAAAGAAAAAGTTGAAGATAGCAATGTATTGAACGCAAGATTACTATACACTAATAAAGCACTGACAAACAACTCCTTGAATGAGCGGCAAAAAAATAATATTGCTGAAGCTTTGTTTAATGCTGAAAGTGTTGAGGAAGCGAAAACTATTTTCGAAACACTTCAAAACACAGTGGGCAGCACTTCTAAAAAGCAGCCAAAGTCGCTGAGTGAAGCGGTTAACAAGACTTCCTCTACTATTCTGCTAGCAGCCAAAACAAAAGGCCGCGAAACAGAGAATAATGATACTTCATCAGATCGATGGAGGACATTAGCAGGTATTAAATAACATTTATTACATTATACAAAAGGAGAAATTAAAAAATGTCTGTTTTAAAAAAATTAACTGAAGGTATCGTTGGCCGATCCCTACAGAATGAAGGTGCTGCCCTACTAGAAAAGTGGGATCGTACTGGACTTCTTGAGGGTTTAGGCAGCGATCACAAAAAAAATACAATGGCGCGTTTGCTTGAAAACCAAGCGGCACAGCTATTAAAAGAAGCTAGCACAATGGCTGGCGGGGATGTTGAAGGCTTCGCTTCTGTTGCTTTCCCCATCGTTCGCCGAGTATTTGCTGGCTTAGTTGCTAACGATATTGTATCTGTGCAACCGATGAGTTTGCCATCCGGCCTCATCTTCTTCCTGGATTTCCAGACTACTGACACTCGCGGGCTTTATTCTGCGGGCGATTCACTATACGGTGGTAACGTCGTCGGTGCTCAGTTGACCGGAGGTGTAGATCTTGCTACCAGTGATGGTGGTGGTTTCTATAACCTACGCAACGGTTACGCTTCACCTACGGATTCGAAGTCCGGAATTGTTTTGGAGAACCTTTGTTCTGGTACTGTCGGTGTCGAGCTTGTCGGAGCAGTCGCGGAGTTGAGTTCTATTACTTTAGATCAATTCAACGCAATTTGTAAGCATGATCCTGACCTTTCCGGTTCCAGAGTTCTCGTAACGAAGGTTTCTGCAAGCGTTTTTGATCAGCTTAATACTGATAACTTGGTAACTGTTGCTCTCACCGCGTCATCTACAACTATTTCTGGTTCTCATGTACGTCGTTTAACTAGCTTTGCTAGAAAGTCGACAGACATTGACAATCCAGAAAATCCAGATCGCAATAGTCTCTACCTGTTTTTCTCGGCAACGGATAATACACAGGAAGGTCTTCTGAAGCTATCTGGTTCTGTTGCCGCGTCCTTGAATGTGGCCACCGAGGGTAGTACTATAGGCGGAGTCGGAGTGACCCACTCTTTCAACTGGGCATCTGCTGACAATTTCATTGCCTCGGATACTCTAGGTGCTATTAAGGGTGCTAACGAGTGGCTTTTGGAATCGACTGCAACGACTTCAACTGGTGTCATCAATGATGAACAGGGAGACATCCCAGAGATCGACATCCAGGTCGATAGCATTGCTGTAACAGCGATCACCAAGAAGCTCAAGGCGAAGTGGACCCCCGAGCTTGGCCAGGACCTCAACGCATACCATAACTTGGATGCAGAGGTTGAACTCACTAGCATTCTCTCCGAGCAAATTGCTCTTGAGATTGATCGTGAGATTCTTAATGACCTTGTTCACGGTGCTACAGCCGAGGTACTTTATTGGTCACGTCGACCCGGACGATTCGTCAATCGCCAGACCGGTCATGATTTGACAGCGGGTGGCTCTTCTGGACCGGACTTCACTGGTAACGTATCCGAGTGGTATGAGACTCTTGTCGAAACCATCAACGACGTGTCAGCGCAAATCCATCGTAAAACTCTGCGAGGGGGAGCTAACTTCGTTGTGGTATCACCTGAAGTTGCAAACCTCTTAGAGTTCACATCTGGATTCCGCGCTAGCGTAACGCTTGATGATGACAAGGGTACAGTGGGTGCTGTCAAAACTGGTTCATTGAGCAAGAAATGGGATGTATACGTAGATCCTTACTTCCTGCGCAACGTTATACTAGTCGGTCGCAAGGGAGGGAGCTTCCTTGAGAGTGGTTATGTATATGCACCTTATGTGCCGCTGCAAGTTACCCCCACAATCTTCGGTACCGAGGACTTTGTGCCCCGTAAGGGCGTGATGACTCGTTATGCTAAGAAGATGGTTAGGCCAGATATGTATGGCCTAGTTGTTGTTTCTGAATTACTTGGCTAATTCTCGATAACAGTGTAACTTAATAGAAGACCCTGCTTCGGAAACGGAGTGGGGTTTTCTCTTTTTATAAACTATTTACATTTGTTAAGGGAGACCTCACGATGGCGACTACAGCACTAACACCTAAAAGCAACGCAAGCTCGGTAACACTATCTTCAACAGGCAGTGCTTTGGATGTAACTGATGGTGCTGCCAGAGTATCTAATTATCCATTTGGTATATACGCAGATGCCACTAATGCTTTTTATGATATTAATTTTATTTCCGGGGCTTCCGATCAGGTTGCATTCACTTATAAAAAACTTGGCGGTGACATATTAGATATTGAACTCAAAGAAGTTAATGTTTATGCAGCTTACGAAGAATCCGTCTTAGAGTATTCTTATATTGTTAACATACACCAAGCTAAAAATATGTTGCCTAACGCACTTGGAAATACCACTGGAACATTTGATCATGACGGCGCCTTACTTAGCGGAGATTTATCTTCTAGCTTAGATGGTGACCATGTTAACATGAAGTTTCCAAAGTATGATATTGTTTATCCTCGACGAGTTGCTGACGGCGTGAGTGAAGAGGTTGGTGCTGGCGGTTTAAAAACAGAATATTCCGCCTCTATAGATACAGAAGATAAAAAACAAGATTACGATCTCCAAGATATTATTTCGAAAAAAGATGAATTTAAGAGTATCGTAGGAAATAAAAAAGTTATAATTAAGAAAGTTTTTTTTAAGACACCACACGCAATGTGGAGATTTTTTGGATATTTTGGAGGAATGAATTCTGTAGGTAACTTGTCGACATATGGCATGTTTGCAGATGACTCAACCTTCGAAGTAATTCCCCCGTGGCAAAATAAAATGCAGGCCATGGCCTACGAAGATGCCATATATACTAGAAATTCACATTATTCTTATGAGATTAAAAATAATAAGTTGAGGATATATCCTACACCGACGTCTGTATCTCCTAAAAGCCTATGGGTTAGATTTTCTGTCCAAAAAGATGCATGGGACGACGAGCCCGGCAAAGAAGTGGGCACTTCGGGTGTCAATAATATGAATACTCTTCCGTTCGCAAACATTCCATTCAAAAATATCAATAGTATTGGTAAACAATGGATTCGAAGATTTGCGTTTTCTTTGGTAAAGGAAACTTTAGGACAAGTAAGAGGGAAGTTTGGAGTAATTCCGATACCAGGAGAGTCTGTTACCCTAAATGCGGAACAATTACTTTCTCAAGCAAAAGAAGAACAGGAGAAACTGCGAGAAGAACTTAAAACAATTTTGGATGAACTTACTTACGATAAACTGGCACAAATTAATGCTGATACCATGGATGCCACAAACAAAGTTCTTCAGAGTGTGCCGTATGGCGTATATGTTGGATAAGGAGATAATTTGTGTCTGAAAAAGATAAATGGTCACAGCCGGCTTCACCACCGCCTCCTTTATTTCTTGGTGAGAAGGAAAGAAATCTTGTTAAGCAAGTTAATGACGAGCTTATCGAGCGAGTTATCGGACAACAAGTATTATATTATCCATTAAGCCTTAAACATACAAACTATCATCCTCTCTACGGTGAAGCAATAAGCAAAACTTTTTTGCCACCGGTCAGGATTTTTGCCTTGGTGGCTTGGGAAGGACATGAAACAAAAACAGATACTTATGGGTTGGATAAAATGTCCTCTATACAGGTTCATTTCCATAAAAGAAGACTGATAGAAGATCAGGATTTGTATGTAAGAGAAGGTGATTTTATTTTATATGGTGATTTCTATTTTGAGATAGTTACACTAAACGAACCAAAACAGATTTTTGGACAGATTAACCACAGAATGGAGATTTCAGCAAAGTGTATAAGAGCTAGAGAGGGATTGTTTAATGCCAAGTGATTATACAGGTTTAGATGATCCTAGTATCATTCATGAAGAAATC